ATAAGCTACTTCCTTTCCTGGAGCGCCCTAAGCGCTTCAACGTGCTTTACGGTGGAAGGGGTAGTGGAAAAAGTTATTCAGTCGCAGCCCTAATGCTAATGGCAGCTCAGACCAAGGGAGCCAAGATAGCGGCCTATCGCGAGTACATGAACAGCATCGACGACTCGGTGCACTCTCTGCTCAAGCAGCAGATCGAGACAATGCAGCTCAAGGGCTTCGAGGTCCAGAACAACCAGATTCTTTTCAAGGGCGAGCCGGTATTCAAGTTCCGGGGCCTTGCCAAAAACATCGAATCGGTGAAGTCCATGAGCGGCTTCAACTTATTCTGGCTGGAAGAAGGGCAGACAATCAGCGAGGAAAGCCTCCGGGTAGTAACACCTACTCTCCGCGAGGAAGGATCACAGCTCTGGATCACAGCCAACCCCAGGTCCAGGAACGACGCATTCAGCAAACGATTCCTTGTGCCATTCGAGCACGAGCTCAACAAGAACGGCATCTACGAGGATGACCTGCACCTCATTGTCCGGATCAACTGGGACGACAACCCATTCTTCCCTGATGTCTTGCGCCAGGAGATGGAGTACGACCGGGAGAATACCTCTGCGGCCATGTTCCGCCATGTGTGGGGTGGCGATTACTACGATAGCGTTAATGACGCTCTGATCAGCGTAGAGCATTTCGAGGCAGCCATCGATGCTCACATCAAGCTAGGATTCAAGCCAGAAGGCCCCATCATCTGCTCTCACGACCCTTCTGATCTAGGACCAGACGCCAAGGGATACGCCAGGCGCCAGGGCTCCGTGATCCTGGACGTGCAGGAGAAACTCACCGGCGACACCAACGAGGGTATGGATTGGGCATTAGATCTATCCAGAAAGAATAACGCTGACTGGTTTGTGTGGGACGGTGACGGAATAGGCCTGGGACTACGCAGACAGGTCATGCAGGCCTTGGACGGAACCAAGATTGAGTATGAGATGTTCAGAGGCTCAGAGGGCGCAGAAGACCCTATGCTATACTATGGCGGTGATAAGGGTCGGACCAACAAGGACACGTTCCTGAATCGTCGGGCTCAATACTATTGGAAGCTAAGGGATAGGTTCGAGGCTACATGGCGAGCAGTAACCAAGGGTGAGTACATAGACCCCGAGGAGCTCATTAGCATCTCATCGAACATAGAGTACCTGGACCAACTGAGGTCCGAGGTTACCAGGATCCCACAGAAGCGCAGCAACAACGGCAAGCTGCAAGTGCTATCGAAGGTGGACATGAAGAAGAAGCCCTACCAGATCGAGAGCCCTAACCTTGCAGATGCGTTAATGATGTCGATGTTCAGCCCAAAGGCTATCAACAAACAAACAGTGCAAATCAATTTTAGTGGATGGGGCAAGTAATGGCCGATTACGACGGTAAAGAATACCGAGAGGAAGACGAGGGCACGGACGGTCACCAGAAGGTCCTAGAGCTTCTCCAGAAGGCCCAGGATGCTGACCACGATATGCGTGAGAACGCTCGTGAGGCATTCCTATTCGTCACGAAGAGAGACGGCCAATGGGAGCCCTACTGGTGGTCTAGTAACACAGCCAAGCCCCGCTACACGTTTGACATGGTTACGCCTATCATCGACCAAGTGGCCGGTGAGCTCGAGCAGGCTGACTTTGACATCCGGGTAAACCCCGCCGGTGGATCAGCAACCAAGGACGTGGCTAACACGTTTGACGGCATGATCCGTAACATCGAGAACATCTCTAACGCCAAGGTCACCTACAACCAAGCAGCCCGTGGCATGGTCACAACCGGCTACGATGGCTGGAGGGTGAGCCAGAAGTACATTGACGACGACTCATTTGACCAAGACTTGGTGATTGAGAAGATTGCCAACTTCATAGACCGGGTATGGTTTGACCCGTCAGCAGAGCTCCAAGACAAGTCAGACGCAAAATATTGCTTTGTGCTGCATCCCGTAGAAGTGGACGAGTACGACCGCAGATGGCCCGAGGGTGGCCGCGAGTCTGTCTCAGACGACCGTGATGGTGACGCCTACTTTGATAAGGCTGAGGTCATTTTGGTAGGTGAGTACCTCTACTGCGAAGAAGAAGAGCGCGAGCTAGTAATGATCAACAACGGCCACGTCTACGAGGCTGAAGAGTTCGACAAGATCAAAGACGAGCTGGCAGCTATCGGTGTAGAAGAGGTCCGCCGTCGTAAGCGCATGGACAAGAAGGTGTGCTCTCGGTTCTTTGATGCCAAGGGGTGGCTCGAGGACAAGAAAGAGACTGTATTCTCATCTATCCCAGTGGTCCCCGTGTACGCTAACTACAAGGTGTTCGAGTCTAAGACCCTCTACGCCGGTGTTGTAGACAAGCTCATTGACCCGCAACGTGTACTGAACTACTCAATGTCACGTGAGATCGAAGAGGGCGCACTAGCCCCACGTGCGAAGTATTGGATGACCATGGCTCAGGCCGCAGGTCACGAGGATCAGCTTTCTACACTGAACACCAACTCTGACCCTGTGCAGTTCTTCAATGTGGACCCAGAGAACCCAGGGGCACCACAGCAGCAGGGTGGCGCATTGGTTAACCCAGGCCTCAGGACTATCACCGAGGCGATGCGTGGGATGATCGGCTACGCTGCGGGTATGTTCGCGGCTAACATGGGCGACAACCCTGGCCTACAGTCTGGCGTGGCTATCAACTCTCTCCAGAACAAGGGCGACACAGCTACCATCAAGTACAACAAGGCTCTTCAGATCGCCATACGGCGCACTGGTGAGATTTTAGTCAAGTCTATACCCAAGGTCTACGACACGCCTAGAACAGTCCGTATCATGAAGGAGGACCGTGAGTACAGCATGGCAGAGGTCAACGCTCAGGTGTTTGATCAGGACACTCAAGAGTTCGTCACGGTCAATGACCTCTCAGCGGGTAAGTACGACGTGGTATGCCGGGCAGGTCCAAGCTTCCGCAACCGTCAGCAGGAGACTATTGAGGCCATCATTGAGATTGCCAAGGTCGATCCTTCCATCATCCAATTGGGTGGTGACATCCTCCTGGATAACATCTCTACCCCGGCGGCTGAGCAACTGTCTAACCGTAAGCGCGCCATGATGCTACAGCAAGGCGTCATTCCTATGGACCAGATGACAGAAGAAGAGCTCGCAGAGCAGCAGCAGAAGATGGCTATGGCCGGTCAGCAGCAGGCTCCAGATCCCGCAATGGTTCTAGCACAAGCAGAGCAGCTCAAGGCTGAGGCCGAGATGATGCGCTCACAGATCGAAATGCAGAAGCTCCAGAACGAGCAGGTCAAGCTACAACTGGAAGCTCAGAAGCTACAGACCCAGACTATTGGGGACCAGGCTGACAACCAGATCGACGCATTCAACGCGCAAACCAAGCGCATGGAGGCTCAGATCAAGGCACAGCAGGCAGGTGCTACCATTGATCACACCGCCGCTAAGACTATGGGCGAGGAGCTAGAGAACCAACAGAAGATGTCGGACATGATGGAAGAGCAGGCTCTTAAGGCTCGCATCCCATTCATGACAGAAGCGGAGTTAATGAGCCTTGCCAACCGTCAGTGAACTAGCTAACCAAGAGTTAGCCAAGCGCTACTCTCTAGCGGGTAGAACCCAACTGGCTCCTCGCGTTCAAACAATGCGCGCAGCAGAGCCTTCTATGCGCTCTTCCCTTAGTGAGTTTCTAAGAGACACGGTAGACGCTACAGGCTTGGGTGGAGGATACCGCCAAGGACTCCTTAATGCCCTTAGTGGAGTTGAAACAGCGGTTGATTTCTTGCCTGTGGTTGGTGACGCATTAGCCGTAGAGGACGCTGCACAAGCCTATGGGCAGGGTGACATGGTTGGCGCTGGCATTAACATGATGGGCGTTGTGCCTGTTGTTGGTGATGTGGCTGCTAAGGGTGCAAAGTCAGCACTGCGCGGTTTAGACATGAATCCAGAAGCCAGAATGCAGAGGGCGCAAGACCTTGGGTTTGAGGAAGACATATATTACAAAGGTATGTATCCATACGATTACACAAAAGAATCTGGTGATTACCGTGGCCCAGAAATAACTGAAATTAACAGACCTGAACCATTTCCAGCTTTTAACAAAGGCGAAGAAGGTGTTGATATTGCTGGATTTTTAACAAAAGACAGAGAGGTTGCCAATCGTTTTGCTGGCTCTTCGGGCGGCGGCGCTGTTTATCCTTTGAGGTATAGAAGGGGTAAGGTATACACGATTGATGCCAACGGTAGAAACGCTGGAGATTTACAGTTCGGTGAAAGCGGTCAAGAATTTAGAGACGCTGTTAGATCGGGCAATTACGATACCATTGAAATCATTAATACGGCAGATGAAGGAGATATTACAATCTCCACAAAGCCAGAAAATATCCGCTCTATCAACGCAGAGTTCGACCCAACCAAGTCTGACAGCGCAGACCTACTCTCAAGCGTGGGTGCTACGAGCGCGCTGCGTGGAATGGTTTAGTAGACTAGCAGGGTACCGCATGCAACATATGCTATACTCTGCACAAGCCCACCAGAGCTTATCTGGGCATTTACCCAATTCGGGGTTATAGGCCACCTGACCTTATCAGGGCATTTACCTTTCAAAGGGACATTAGTATGAGCGAGCTGATTTCAGACGATTACGATATTGACGACGAGCAGGAGGTGATCCTATCTGAAGACCCTTCCCCAGAGGTGGAGGAGGATTCCGACTCAGCACCGGATACTGGTGAGGACCAGGAAAAACATGTCCAGTTTACACCGGAACAGCAAGAGATCTTCAACAAGACCGTAGGAGTCAAGGTCGCCGAGAAAAGGGCGATTGAGCAAGAAAAGCTCAGACTCGAGAAGGAATTGGAGGAGCTCCGAGCTAATGTTCCAACTCAAGCAAAGCCGAACGTACCGGATCTGCCTGACCCGTTTGCACTTTCTGACGAGGAGTACAGACAGCGATTACAGCAAAGGGAACGCGCATTGGTTGAGGCTGCACAGTATGACGCACGGCAGAGGGCTATCGAAGAGAACCAACGCCAGGCAGCGTACCAGCAGCAAATGAAGCAGCAAGAAGAGCTAAACGCGAGCATCAAGAGCTACTCAGACAGAGCTACGCAGTTAGGGATCAAACCCGAAGAGCTCCAGGTAGCAGGAAGCACGGTGGCGCAGTTCGGCATGGACGACACGCTGGTATCTTACATACTGGCTGACGAGCATGGTCCGCTGATCACTAAGTACCTGTCTACCAACCTGACAGAGCTTGATGAGCTATCCAGAATGCCACCTACCCTGGCGGCAGTAAAGATAGCAACAACCGTTAAACAGAAAGCTGCATCGCTTAAACCTAAAGTTAACAATGCGCCCGACCCGCTAGATACCCCACGAGGGGCAGGGTCAGCTCCCAAACCGAAGGGGCCACAAGGCGCTATATTTGAATAGGAAATGTAACAATGGCTAATAATCTCAACAGTAACGTCACCCGGAAAGTCGCCCGGGTATTCCTCGACGCGTTCGAGGCATCACGCGTACTCACTAAGACTGTGGACACGCAGCTCCTGTCTGGCAAGTTCAACCCTTCTTCGGGTTCAACTGTAGACTTCAAGCGTCCGCACGATTACAACTCAATCCGCACTTCTGGTGGTGATATCAGCTCAAGCACTAAGAGCGACATCATTGCTGGTAAGGCAACTGGTACGGTCCAGGACTACTTCACTGCCGCCACTGAGTGGGGCAATGTTGAAGAAGCTCTCGAGCTAGACCAACTCGACCAGATCCTTGAGCCAATGGCCCGTCGCATTGTGACTGA